GGATTGTTGAAGTTTAGGAATGATTGAGAAGGATCGCTAACGGTTTGATCTTATAGCTAAAAGCTTTTAAAAGTTATGTTTTTATAACTTATAGATCTAAGCATTTAAAAGCTTTTTAAAGCTGTCGCAAGCATGTCAACGTTTCACATGAAACCTTTTAAAAGCTTTTGACAGCTTATAACAGTGTTATAGCAGGAAAGCTTGCGCCAGCCTTTGACAGCTTTTAAAAGTGTTTTGATATAACATATCATGTGCAGCTTATCGCAGCTTGATAGGGCCGGGCAGGAGGCCACCACCCCTCCCCCCGCGTGTAATACATACACAAACATTTTAAAGCTGTTTCAAGCTGTCAACATAGAGGGAAGTGTGTGAGGCGTAGGGGCGGGTAAAAGCTTTTAAAAGCGGGGGAATAGTTGCGCTCTCTATTTAAAAGCTTTTAAAAGCCTTTAAATTCTTTATTATTGTTGTTTTAGTTTGTATTATTGTTGTTAGAGGCTTTTAAATATGTTACATATTATACACCTGTATTGTTATTTTGTCAAGTGTTATTTAATAAAACAACAAATTCCGATAGGAATTGTAAAAAAGACTTGACAACAACGTAATACGGCTGTATAATAGCTGCTATGACTCAACATGTATCTAAGTATTTACCTCGTAGTTCTCAGAAAACAGAAAGAGAATATACAGAAAAGCAGCAAAGTTTTTTAGAAAACCTACTCGTAACGGGAGGTGATCCAAAAGTAGCAGCAGAATTAGCAGGTTATTCCGAAGGAAGCTATCCTCAAGTCGTTAAAGCTCTTAAACAAGAAATGATAGATCTTGCCTCTGATGTCCTAGCTCAATCTGCACCTAAAGCAGCTTTTAAATTGGTAGAAGTGATGGAAGCAGAACATGCTATTCCACAGTCTAACGTAAAGATACAGGCCGCTCAGACTATCCTAGACCGTATAGGCTTAGGAAAAGCTGAACGAATTGATGTAAACCATAAGGTAGATGACTCTCAGGGGTCTTTATTTATTCTACCTGCTAAAGCACCAGTGACAGTTGATGACGCAGAATACACTGTATCCGAGGACTAAGCCAAAAGGCAGAGGCGTAATACCCTTTGGATACACTCACAACAAAGATACAAATATGTTGGAGGCTATTCCCGGCTATCTAGAGGTTCTAGAGGATACTGTTAACAAGCTTTTAGATGAGTCTATACCTTCATTACGTGAAGGGTTGGTCTACATTAAGAGTGAACTAGGGCAAGATGTAAAGATATCTCATCAAACCTTAAGTAATTATTTAGAGAAAGCAGGCGGTAAGCCTACTAGACAATATACTTATCACTCTGAAGTAAAAGCCAAAATGAGTGCAAAGAAGGCTTTTAACCAAAATAAAAAAACTGTTGAAGCTTTAGAAAAGAAACTGACTAAAGCAAAGACACAGTTAAAAAAGAAAACGACAACGCTTAAAAAGCTTGACGAACCAGCAGATGCTGTAACAAACGAAGGTAAAGTTGTTGACTTAGCCATCCTTCCCGAGAATGTTAAAGCAGAAGCAGTAAAAGATAATGTTATTTTTGCTCCGAACGAAGGGCCTCAGACAGAGTTCCTAGCAGCCGCTGAGACGGACGTATTGTACGGAGGAGCCGCAGGGGGTGGTAAGTCCTACGCTATGCTCGTAGACCCCCTCAGATACGCTCACAGAGCTGCTCATAGGGCCTTGATCATCAGAAGGTCTATGCCAGAGCTGCGAGAGCTAATAGATAAGTCAAGGGAATTATATCCAAAAGCATTTCCCGGTTGTAAATATAGAGAAGTAGAAAAGCTTTGGAACTTCCCAAGCGGAGCTAAAATAGAGTTTGGTTTCCTTGAACGTGATGCAGATGTATATCGTTATCAAGGTCAAGCATATAGCTGGATAGGTTTTGATGAAATTACTCACCTACCAACAGAGTTTGCTTGGAATTACTTAGCTTCACGACTAAGAACAACAGATAGCGAGATAACGCCTTATATGCGCTGTACTGCTAACCCCGGTGGCGTAGGCGCACACTGGGTAAAGAATAGGTATATTGAACCAGCAGAACCTGATCAAAGCTTTGTAGGTAAAGATGGTTTAACAAGAAAGTTTATACCGGCTCGTCTAGAAGATAATCCATTCTTAGCAACGGATGGAAGATACGAGCAAATGCTTAAAGCCTTGCCCCCAACGCAACGTAAGCAGCTATTAGAAGGTAATTGGGACGTAAACGAGGGGGCAGCTTTTACCGAATTTAGCCTAGAGGAACATGTAATACCGCCGTTCCAAATCCCTATACACTGGGATAGAGTCAAAGGTATTGACTATGGTTACGCCAGTGAATCAGCCTGTATATGGGCTGCAATAGACCCTAGTGACGGTACGTTAATTGTTTACCGTGAACTATATCAAAAAGGTCTTACTGGTGAAGATTTAGGTTACAAGATTACAGAAATGGAGTTACAAGACCCCATGTCTGTTCAAGGTGTTTTAGATACAGCAGCTTGGTCTAGAACAGGCACTACAGGCCCTACAGTCGGAGAAACATTAGTACGACAGGGCCACAAGCTACGCAGAGCAGATAAAAACAGAATACAGGGTAAGATTCAGATTCACGAATACTTGAGGTTGCAGCCAAGCGGAAGACCACGATTACAGATTTTCAGTAGCTGTCCTAGCCTGATACGCGAACTTCAAGGCATTCCTTTAGATAAATCAAACCCTGAAGATGTCGATACTCATGCGCCTGACCACGCATATGATGCCTTACGGTATCTTATTATGTCTAGGCCAAGGGTAAACGACCCACTAGCTCAGTTAAGGCACATGCGTCTTGAACAAGCTTATACACCTGCAGATGCAGATTTTGGATATTAATATATGGCAGAAGAAAATAGCTTAACAGCAAACGAGCTATACTTTGAGCAAGTAGAAGACGAGCAAGGCATGCAGTTGACTTTAGAAGAGTCACTGCGTAATAACTTTGTTGGTCTTCTTATGGATCGTTATGAGCAAGCTGAAAGTGCTAGAGACTTAGACGAAGGACGTTGGTTAGATGCTTATCATAACTACCGTGGTCTTTACGGTAAAAATATTCGTTTTAGAGAATCTGAAAAGTCTAGAGTATTCGTAAAAGTAACTAAAACAAAAGTATTGGCTGCTTTCGGCCAATTAGTTGATGTTATCTTCGGAGCTAATAAGTTCCCTATCGGTATTGCTGAAACTAAAGTACCAGAAGGTATTAGTGAATATGCTCATTTAGATGCACAAAACCCTATGCCGGGAATTGAAACCACACAAGAAGAAACAGAACAATTTCCAGAAAAGAAAGAGGAGAATCCATTTGACGTTGGTTACGAAGGTGACGGGCGTGTACTTAAGCCGGGAGCAACCTATGGCTCGGGAGGATTTCAAGAAACGTCACTTGAAGAAGCAGCAAGCGAAAAACTCACTGACGGCCCAAGCCCAAGCCCACAAGTCTTGCAAGTAAGTCCTGCTAAAGAAGCAGCTAGGCGTTTAGAAAAATTAATACATGACCAAATTGAAGAATCAAATGGAGCCAGCGAAATACGTAACGCTCTTTTTGAATCTGCCTTATTCGGCACAGGCATAGTAAAGGGGCCGTTTAACTTTAACAAGACACTTAGTAGGTGGGAGGAAAATGAAGAAGGACTTAGGAGATATTCTCCAATTGATGTGCGCGTTCCTCGTATTGAGTTTGTCAGTATATGGGACTTCTTTCCTGATCCTAACGCTACAAACATAAACGAAGCAGAATACATTTTTCACAGACATAGAATGAACCGTACTAAATTACGGTCTTTGGCAAAAATGCCATACTTTAGTAAAGATGCAATTCGTGAAGCTCTAGTAATGGGGCCTAATTACGAAGAAAAAGACTATGAACAGGAACTTAAAGATGACCACCGCTCAGAAGAAGCGGGGTCAGGGCAGTTTGAAGTTCTAGAGTATTGGGGAGTTATGGATGCAGAATATGCTCGCCAAGTTGGTATGGATATACCAGAGGAAGTAGATGACCTAGATGAAGTACAAGTAAACGCTTGGATCTGCAACGGTCAAATGTTGAGGGCA